ACACATATCTAAGGGTGAGATCATAGAGTCCTGTTTCTATGTGGTCATAGACGATGATGATCTTAAAAAGAACAGTCGATTGAGTGATTATGTTTTTCAAAGCATGGATGAGGATGGGGATTATTACTGTGTGTTAGGCGCAGGCATGATCTACAACCACGGCTCAGATCCAAACGCTGAATGGCAAATTTGTGAAACTGACAACAGGTTTTTAGATTTTGTGGCTTTGAGAGACATCGCCGCAGAGGAAGAAATTGTTCATGATTATGGCGAAGACTATTGGAACACTAGGTAATACGAACAATTATACATAAATTGCTCGTATCTAATCTTTCAGGCGAGTAACCGTAAGCTTGTATCCTAAATAATTAAGAGCAGCTTCGATGTCGTTGACTCTTGGTGTGTGGGTAGTACGCCACTTCCTTAACGTATCCCGATGAAGCCCGACCCGCTCAGACAGATCCATCTGGCAGCAGCGCTGTTTGTGCATTTCTTTGAACAGAAATTGTACTATTGGATTGCCATTTACGATGGCAGGGCGATAGCGAAACTTTTTCATTAATCCCTCAAAAAGAAACCCCGACGACAGAACAAGTCTACCGCCGGGGCATCAACCAAAGAAAGGAGGTAAATCAAATGTCCCTGTCTAATTTCGTTCGAGGAGATTCAGAGAAAGTCCAACCTTATGGTTACAAGCTTTCGCTCGTGGGAAGGCTCCGATCTGAATACCTCTGACGAGGGAGTTCCGATACACACATCGCTTCAATGATTAATATACGCAATGATTTCTATTTGTGCAACCCTTAATTACACATTATCTCGCGCTGTTGTTGCTTCGTATTCACCACGGCTCATAGGTCCATCTGTTGCGCCGAGCCAAACCCGACCACCTGTAGGAGTAAGCTGATACTTTGTAATCCGGCCAGCGTCTTGTATCTCACGAACATATTGCTCCAGTCTAGACTTGCTAACACCTTGTAATATCTCCGGTGTGTCTGAATCCTCAGAGCGTTTGTGAACGGCGTTGTTACCGCTCATATGCGTAAGAGCCTCGCCCCTATTCTCGCAGTCTATAATCCACTGGAACATGGCGTCTAGCTTCGCCTCTAGAGCGGTGCCTGTGTTCATAGCGACAATCTCTTCGCTGCGGTCAGTGAGCAACCCTGTGTTCATATCACGAATAAAATGTCGAACATTTCTTATCGCAGGGCCATTTGATTTGACGACAGCGCCGTCGTAGCAAGTGTTGCGTTGAAACGGTATGCCCAAGCGTTCACACATTTTCTTAGCGCGAGTTGCATCGACCTGCCACACGGCAAAAGCAGAACGAACACCGTCAACCAGAGCAGATGTACCCCGAATAAGATTACGAGCTTGCTCCGGTGTTTTAATCACTGCGTCCTCTTTGATCTTTGTCATGTGGTGACAGAGCAGCACTGATGCGCCAGTCTCAGTTGCGATCTTGGCTAGCAGACCCGTAAGAGCAGCACCGGCTGCCGGATCAGCGTTTACGTCAGCATGTACAAAGGATGCGAGTGGATCGAACACAATGAGCTTCAGATTCGGTATCTGTAAGATTTGTTCGTATATTTTTTCGAACTCTTCGGACGTAGAGAATTCACCGTGATTCTCTGACAATATCGGGAACACACCCCCTACATTTGGTAGTGGTACCACCTTCAGATCATATATGTAGCCATTCCTAGCTCCGAATGGATCCATGCGATCAATACGGCGGTGCATCTCAGCCTCGTCATCTTCCGCCGTGAAGATAACCACATTTCCATATTCCTTAACCAGACCCCCGAAAGCTGTGGTCATTGGCTGGCCCGATGCGATCTTCATGCCCATGTCGAGTGTCATCATGCCCTTGCCCGAATCTCCAGCAGCAGCAAAGATAATTGGTACACCGAGTGGGAAAGTGCCGTCGATCAGGAACTTTTGTTCGGGTGCTTCGCCTTGGAACCGAGCTACAGAAAACGTGTCATCCAGCAGGTTGATGTTCGTCTTTGTGACTTTTGCCTTGGTATTAAGAAAGCTTTCAATGTTGAAGCCTTCGGTAATAGCGTCCGATGCGTCCCACCCTTCAGGTTTACCCATAGGCGGCGTTAGCATTGTTACCGACTTTGCACCAGCGGCCAGAGCCAAGTCCTGAATGAGATCAGCCAGCTTCTTGCCAGCCGGATCATTGTCAGGCCAGAGAATGACCTCCTTGTTCTGTAGAGGAGAGAAGTCAAACTGTGGTGCTGTTTTCTTCGTTAATGCCCCTGCACCCCCGATGGTACAAGTTGCTGTGTAGCCCGATGCGTTCAGAGAATCAGCGCACTTCTCGCCCTCAACCCATATGACACGTTCAGATGCCAAGACATTCGGAATGTTGTACATAGGCCGGATGTCAGGAAATTTAGAATACGGTACGCCCTCTATGAATGGCCTGAACTCTTTCTTTGGCTTGCCGTTGTTGTTAGGCAACGGGTTACCAGCAATGTCCTTGACGTTATACCGACGCACAGAAACCAGTATCTCACCGTCAGCGTTGGTGTAGATGTATTCAGCGTCATATGGTGTGTTGATGTTGTACTGGGGCTTTATTGGGTTTTCGATTGGCCCATTATCACGAACAATTTGCGGCCCAGCATTTTCCAGATAATCGGCGAACATGGCCTTAATCTCAGGCAGACGCATGTTGCGTGATTCCATAAGTATCTTAACGATACCGCCGACACCTACATTGCCGTTAAAATCTTGACCCCGCATAAAGTTAGGAGATGCTGGATCAATGTCGATCTTCATCGACTTGCCTGCATCACCAAGCAAGGAGCCTATATAAAATGTTTTTCCATGTATCCGGCCAGCAGGAAGTGCATCTTGCAGAATGCGAATTTGTTCTGTTTTTGGTACCTTCTGCGAAATCTCTTCGACCAGATCATGAGCGGACCTACTAGATGTAGTGTTGCCAAACCTCACGATACTCATTATATTGTACTCCATCAGGCATGTTGGTATTTATGTTCTCTCTTATGGGGCGGTTTATTCCGCCCCTTTTTTTTGCCAGCAAGTCTTGCGAAACTCACACCACTTGCAAATGTGAAAGTCGTCATTCTGCGCGATACGCGGAAGAATGTCATTACCCCTAGTTGCTTCTAGGATTTGTACTGCTTTGTCACTGGTCTTCTGTGCCAGTTCTGCATCGAATGGAACCAGTTCGATATATATCTCACTGGTGTTCTTATTCAGTACCGTAAATACGCACGGATTCTCCGAAAGATTCATATATGCTTGATACAGCGCCACTTGCGCTGCATAGACCGGGTTGGCATCCGCCACACCCTTACGAACAAATTCATTAAACTTTTTATCTGATGCGGACTTACACTCCCACAACATAGGGTATGAGAGGTGTAATGGACCCCCACATATTACACCGTCGATGTGACCACGAACCTCTCCCTCTGCTGTGTCGAATCCAAATTGTTCGCCGTATTTTTCTGTCCGCAGGTCGAATCCAGCGTCACGAAAGTACATAATCATCAAATCTTCGATGGTGTGACCGAGAGCAAATGTTCGTAAAACTTTTGCCGGGAATCCTTTGTCGCTGTCTTTTGCTTGCCCCATGTATCTATATTGAAGTTTACGAGCGCATGGATCACCAAGAGAGGAAGCGCCCAGATATTTGCGTTCTGGTTGCTTTCTTTCCTTTTCTATAATAGCCCGATCTAACTCAGCTATTATGGCTGTGACTTCTTCAGAAGGGAATTTCGGCTGGCTTTTGCTTGATGGAATTTTGGCAGAGCCTGTCAAATAGCTCTGCAAGGTAAGGTTCGGTGTAGACATCTTCTAGCCCTTCTATCTTTTGCGCGATCATCACCAAACCGACGACCTCATCTTCTGTTAAATCAACAAGTCGTTTGTTCCAACCCACCAGTTCAAACAACTCAGCCACACGTCTTAATGGATTGTTTCGTTGCCCTTCGCCCATGTTATGTTTCCTTCCTCCGGCACAAACATTGCTGTGTAGTAATAATCAAGCTCTGCGATATCTACCACCGCAGTCACACACTTGAATCCTGATAACTCCTCGTCAGCAAAATCAACCAACGTTTCCAGAACAATTTCCTGAACCTCCTCCTGATCTTCAGGATCACGGAAGTTTATGAAGCATGATGTTTGCACTGCGGCACCCTCTTCTCTATGGAAAAGGAATGTTACTTCACCTCGTGTCATGCTGATTCTTCCCATTCCGAAATCACACTGTAGACAATATTGTCCACAAATTGCTTGTTCCATGTGTAGTTAAGCATACAAGCAGCGCGGTACTTCGTCCATGAGAAGTCAATTGGGCTGATGTTTACGCCCTGCCTAGACAATGCGCTGCGTTGTTTATCACTCACGGGATCATTCAGCCAACGCTTTGTTTTCTTGGCAGAGTCACCCGTTTCATGTTGACGCATATAGTCGTCTGCCGCTGCTATGGCTTGTTTCTTTGTACCGACAGATATCAAGCGAACCTTCCCATTTGTCTTTTTAACAATGGCTATGGATGTCTCTTCGACCTCTGCGATTAAAGCAAAACAATTAAAACCAGTAGCTGCGAGACACGCTTCATTCCCGAACAAATCTACCCATCTGAACGGAGATCTGGACATCAGGTCAATCTCTGTCATTTGGAAGTGTTCAAGTGGGTCTTTTTCTCCTGACCCTACTTCTTCAGATTCAAACGGCTCTCCACATACTTGGCATTCTTTAGCTGCTGTCGGGTTCCATGCGCCACAAGCAGAACATTGTTTTTCTGGCCCTTGTCCCTCTGTCTCGCCGCCATCCAGATTAGCTTTCTCGTCAATCTCGCCGTGCGTTAGCACTGACGTGCCAAAGTCCATGACGATGCAGTCAGTCTTAATGACGCCGGGAAACTCTTCTTGGTCAACCGTGCGTAGCCCACGCCCGATCATTTGCACCATAGTTGCCTTAAATGAACATGGCCGTGTCAGCACAACACAAGATACAGGAGGTGCGTCGAATCCTTCAGTCAGGACCGCAACGTTAACCACGACCTGTGTGTTGCCATTAGACAACTCATCCAAGATGTGTTTGCGATCATCCTTTGGTGTATCGCCGGTAACCATATCGGCAGACACACCATAATTAACAAATGTTTTACACAGATCAGTTGCATGCTGAATGGTGGAGCAGAAGACAATTGTTTTTCGTTCACCGGCCTTATGAAGCCATTCCTCAACGATCTTCTCGTTAATGGCACGTTTGTTCATAATGGCCTCGACTTCGCTCATGTCGAAATCGGTGACGGTTTTGCGGACGTTGTTCAGTTCATCACGGACACCTACGTCTACAACAAAGAATTTAGGCGGGACCAAAAACCCTTCACGGATCAATGTTCCTATTTCAATCTGATGACTGCAATTATTGAATACGTCCCGCAGACCCTTCTTGTCGCCTCTATTGGGGGTAGCGGTAAAGCCAACAATCTGCACCCCCTCATTGGCCTTCTTAGCGGCCTTAATGATACGTTGATATGTGTCAGCAATAGTGTGATGCGCCTCATCGACAACGATAAGGTCAACCTTGGGCATTTGCTCAAGATTGTTTTCGCGTGAAAGGGTTTGAACCATTGCGAATACTGCGTCACCACCCCAATCTTTTTGTGAAGCGTTGACGTAACTTGCAGATAGTTCAGGGTTCACACGTTGAAATTTTGTGGAGTTTTGTGAAACCAACTCGTCACGATGCTGTAGGATTAGCACATCTTTTGACACATCACGGCGCTTGCCCACCAGAGCGGAAAGCATGATTGTCTTTCCAGCCCCAGTGGGTGCGACTACGAGTGTATTACCGTGCTTGTCCAGAGCATCAGCGGCGTCGTTGATTGCCACCTCCTGATACGGACGGAGTAACATGGCTAACTCACAAAAAACCTGTAGACTGGTTTTTCATACTTCTTGTGTAATTTCACACCAGACTTTTTGATTGAAACAATCTCTTGATAGATTGTTCCTTTCTTCTTTCCTGTCTTATCCACAAGCTCTGGCACAGTTGCACCTTTCTTGCGAGAGACAAGCCTTAACGTGTCTCTGCAATGGTTAGGCACACCAGAAACATTCTTTTCGGTGAAAGTGGGGGGATTTACGGCCCCGGTTCCCCCCTGTACCGAGTTTAGCGACCTCTGATGGTTGCCGCCAAAATACTTGGGTGAAGTATCTTCTTGAGACTTTCCAAGAACAAAATTCCACAATGATGTTAACGCGCCCATGGTGGTGTTACCCCCTGTGCCTGTGCCGGTGCAGGAGCAGCGGCTTGTGGTGCAGGAGCGGGTGCGTGTGCAACTTGCGGTGCAACACCCCCAGAAATAAACTCTTGCGAGTCTGGGGTCAACACAACCTTAATCTTGTTCTTGTCAGGGTAACCATTGTTTCCTTTTTCAATCCCAATCTTAAAGCAAATTTCCATTCCCATTAGAACATGCACACCCGTGATAGTTGCACGTTTCTGGAGCGCTTCAGGACTCGTGTCGTCCTTCTTCAGCCCATAAGCACTATCAACCATGCGCTTGATTGTCTCTAACCCAATGCGCTTGGCAATTGGATAGCCATTGTCATCAAGCTTGGCTCCATCAACAAATATGTTCTGCCAAATCTTGCGCTTGTCGAATTCACCACCAACGATAGTGATTTCAATAGGCATCCACTTTGCCCCGCTGGCAGAAGATTTAAAGTATTGTCCTCCACCAAGTTCAGGGATTTCCATGTCGCCACCACTCAGCTTCACGATGCCCCGTACAACGGCGTTGTCCGGAAGCAGCGCAAATTCAGTCTTCTGTGGCGCGTCATCATAATTAAAACTGTTCAGGTCAAGGGTCATGTCAGCTTTCTCCTTCTGCAATATTGACCGCTGTTGGATTGACAAACTGCATCGTGTCGGGACGTGGCCCTGACATTTTTTCAAACAGTTTGCCGAGGTGAGGTTCTTCGATAGGATCTAGCCTACCGCTCCTGTCTTTCGCAGGATATCCCCACTTGTTTAAGTTGTCGCAAATGAAAGCACGAAACATGTTGCCCTCATCGGACGCAAGCGTTGCCATCGTGATAACTTCATCAACGATGCCGGGTAATTCACGGCCTGTTTTCGCACCTTCAATTTGAAGTTCGTAATTAAGCCGCCCATATTCGTCTGTCTTCTCGTCTAGAATGCCGACGAAAATTACATTCTTTTCACGAATATGTTGTAGGTGAGTTAGCCACGCCATCATCTCACGACCCTGCGCACCATACACTGCGCGAGTGTCTAGTTTGCCGTTACGTTCTGATCTGGCTTCTGGCTGGTTCTGATTGTGCGTGAAGCACAACCGCCCTGCTACAGTGATACTATCGACAAAGATTGTATCGTACTTTTGCAAAACGGCTTCTGGCTCACCATACATCTGCGTGACATATTCGTAATGCGCCATGCTGTACGGAGAGTCATCACTTAAAGCGGGGTTTCCGCCACCAAGGAAGCATGCAAAGTCACGGCACTCTTGCCAAGTGCGTGGTCTAATGACATCGACTTTACATCCTTCAATGGCGGCATCACCGGCTTCTAAGTCCAAGAACAATGTTTTGTCCATGTCCAAAGTGCGTACCAGTGATGTCTTCCCCACACCGGACTGACCGCAAATCACAATCTTGTGACCACGCTTTTCGGCCAGCCTTTCTTCGGCAGAGATAATTTGAAGCATTAGTTGGTATCCCTATCTTCAATGTTGACGGTAACACCTTGCAGAAAAACAGTACGCGCCTCAGAGAGAGCGGATTGAATTTCTGGTGGTGCGTTGTTGTACTTAGTCTCGCCAATGCTGTATTTGATTGTTGCATAATGACGAGCCGTATCAGGGTCCATCTGATTGAGAGCCTCAACCAACTTATCCTGATCCCAATCGACACGCTTACGAAAATCAATGGTGACCTTATGATCGCCAGTGTTAATCGTAGTCTGACCAAAGTCCTTGCCTTGTTGAGCAAGCTGCATTTGAGCAGTCTCTTCAAACATGTCTTTGAGTGAGTTATTGACAATCTTCATAGATTGCTGAAGTTCATCAATTTGAGATTTGATCTCATCGCGCCTTTGTTTAAGGGACGAAAGATCATTGAATTGTGGAACGGTGTTTCCGTTCATGGCAGTCTCCATCAGTTGTGATCGCTAAATCATCACAAACATAATATCGCAAAGACTGCCTGTCAACTCTTTCTTGATAAAAATAATTCGATACCGTGTACGGCCTTCATCAATTTCTTTTTCAACTTAAAATCAGGTGTCTCAAATCCTTTAGCATCCTCAACAACTGTCTCTTCAGTTCCATCATCATCAACTTTTTTGTATCTAAAGTCTGCAACATATCGGCAAATCTTTTGATCATTGACGATGATCTCATACTTAACTTGTCTTTCAAGATCTTTAACATATCCACCACGCTCCATCGCTCTTAGCTCACCCCATCGCTGAGATTCCCACTTAGAATCAAACGTGATGCCATCGACAGTGGTTTTCTGTGCGCCGTACTTGTTCTTGCGTCTTGAGTAATACATGGTAATATGTGGGCTGTTGTGGGGATCTTTGGGAGATTTTGATGAAACAAGCAAAACAAGTCAAGTCTGTAGGTGTTGATATCGACACATATAATAAGCTTCGCGCTATGTCGAAGGAAGAGCATAGAACAATTGGCTTACAGATTGCCAAGTTGGTCAAAGACGCATACGATAAAGATTATGGCAACAATGTGGCCACTATGGGTATTGGATCTGCTGCAAGGGGGTGAGTATGCCCTATGAATGGATGCTTATTCTTGTCACGGCGGTAGCGCCCACAGAATACAATGTGGCTGCGTTATCGCCTTTTGAAAGTTTGGATGAATGCTATCAGCAGTCTGTGTACATAGATGCCGACATTCAACGTGCTGACAATCAGGAAATGATGTGTATTAAGCTTGATCCTGCAAAGCTCTCATACGCGCAACCAAACGTTTTGCGCGGTTGGTGACCTGATCATACCAACGGCTGTCTACCATCTCGTCAGCGGCCCTGTTCCACTCTCTTGCATCGACGCCAGCCTTCATACCCTTGAATTTTGAGAGGCGCGGCCTGCCCATATTAAACATCATGTTGCAAATGATATGCTGACAGTCTTCGGGTAAATCATCGAAGTCTGAGTACAGAACTTTACAGTCTTCCAACATCACTGCACAATCACGAGCAAACAAGTGGCGCACACGTTCATCGCTGACAACAGTGCCGACAGGCTGACCATGCTCATCGTCACCCTCTACAATAAGGTGGCCAATTCCACAGGTGGGTAGTGCTAGATGATCTAAATAAATGATGTGCTGCCCATCTTCGTTAAGCTTCACACCTTCATCGTCGGCAATCTCTTGCCGGAGTTTATCCATGTCCATTAGAGTAATCCTGCTGTTGCGCCACGAATACCAAGCGCCTGTGCTACCGCTGGGTTGTTTGTGGCCATTTGACGGAGGTTGCCACGACCAGCGTTAGTCGATCCTCTTGCGCCTATGGGTAACGTAGAACCAAATACATCTACTTGACCAATGCCAGATGCAGTAGATGGAGGCGCTACCGGAGCTACTTCTTCCGTTTCGACTATAGGGCCGGGGCGTTGAAATTGTGGATTTATACCAACCGCTCTTACACCGGCTTGTCTAATTGGCCTTTGTGTTGCCGCCATACCAGCTAACCCAGCATCTAGTGCTGAAGCTACTTTTCCTGCCGTTTGTTGTGCGTTGGCAGCGCCTGTTCCTTTTCGGGCGAAAGCTTTCATAATTCTAGGGTTAGCAAAAATCTTGGACGTTGCCTTCATCCGCAACCTGTCACCAGCTTTAGATATCGGGTGAGCAGCATAAGTTGCAGCAACAATTGCTCCCTCTTTTCCAACATCTCCGAGGTATGCTAGATCAGCCGCAAAATCGCGGATACCATCGGCTGTCTCTTTGGTAAGAAGCGCGTCTAATGCACCTTCCTTATATTGCTTATTGACGAGCCTGCTTAATTCAAGCGCCTTATTGGCATCATAGAAGACATCATCACCAACAGAGCTAAGTATATCGTCAATTGCATACTGACGTATTTTTTCCAAAGCCGCCGGATCATCCTTAAAGAAGTTTTTGATTCGATTGATTTCTGTGACTGTTCGCTTTGGACTTACAATATAACGAGCAGCATCTTCAGCACTTAAAGTGCCCGCGTCAAAATCACGAACAATTTGCAACTTCATGGCCTCATCTAGATCTGTCTTAGCACGAAGAAGATCATCAAGCGATTTTGTAAGAGGCTGATCTGTGTTTAAGGCAACAATACGATCTACCGCATCTTTACTAATTCTTGTCGGGCCAGACTGAGCGATAGCGTTAGAGAGCTTTTGAATCTCTCCCCAGTTGTCTCCAAACAATTCTTTGCCTGTCGTGCCAAGTCGATCAATTTGTGACTTGAACCGCAAACCATTGAATTGAGTTGGGTCCATCAAGTCAACACCAGTGCGCTGCATGGCGTCGTCAAGGTATGCACGGGCCAGCCTAGACCGCACCATCTCTGCATCATCTACAGCAGCGAAAACGCCTTTTAATCGTTCTGGAGAGTTGGGTCTGATAACTTTGTTAAAGAACTGATCAACGTTGAAGCGCGGATCCTTAGACGCTGCTTTCAGGTTGCGAATGACTCCAAATCTTTGCAGATCATCGAACACCTTCATGCCGTCACGATAAGTGGCGAATGCTGTTTCGCGTTGTTTCGCAATAGCATTAAGTTGTTGGTTTTGACCTCGACGCAAACCTTTGATGCTGCGTAAATTTACAGAACTCAATGTGTCGTCAAAGGCATCACGAATCTTGAACAATTGTCCGGTTGTTGCAGATCCAAGCTCATTGTCAAAAATTGCATCATTGATAAGCTTGCGTTGATTGGCGATTTGTTCAAAAGATGCTTTGCCGCCTTTTGCAGAAAGCTCTTCAATGCCTCGCATGGCTTGCTGAACTGGAGCAGGAAGAACAGATCGTGCGCCTACGACTTCTTCCAAGTCTTTTACAGCGCCTTCAATGATGCCTGTGTCGATAATACGAGCCTTACCACCTTCTTTGACAACACCTGCAATAGCATCGTCAAACTCAAGCTTTGAAAGCATTTCGTCCATGACACGGAATTCGTTTCCGCTTACACGACTGAAATTTTGGAAGGAAGCTACAATAGATTGCAAGGTTTCATTATTAATGTCGAAGCCTTCATCCAAAGATCTTTCAATCAAACCAATGCTATCCTTAACGGCAGTCATTGCTGAGTCAGATGCCTCTTTCTGAACCCTCTGTAAGTTTTTAAACTTATTGCCGGTAACGTTGCCAAATGCATCTGCTGCATCGTCTAGCGTGGCAAGACCACCTTTAGCGACTGCTTCTCGCAATTCATTAGCTTTGTTTAAAGCAAAGTTAGTATTGGCAATAACTCTACCCGTATCTTTTGTGGCACCCTCACCAAGTTTCTGTGCATAAGCTAAACTAGCTGGCGCTCCTAATCTTTCAAGACTAGGGGCTGCACCTTCATCAATCAAGCGAAGTCCGCGTTCCGCCCCTTCTTGTGTCGCTTCTTGCAAGGGTCGTGTGGCCAAACCGCCAGCGCCTCTTACCGCGCCTCTAATAGCATTAAAGGTTCCAAGAGTTACAAGCTCTACAGTTCCAGCTATTGCTGCTTCTGTGGCGACATCTTTTGCCACTTCTCCAAGAGTTTGTTTTTGAACACCAAGAAGAGATTCAATCCCTTCCTCTATAGACTGTCCTGCTGCTGCACCGGCTGCGGCCCCCGCCGCGCCAGTAGCTACGCTGCCAAACCCCAAACCGGCACCAGCGCCCAGAATACCTCCTGCTACAGCGCCAATAGTTTCTGGCAAAATACCTGTTAAATCTGCAAAATCTCCAAAAGAAAATCCTTCATCTTCAAGAACAATATTTTTATCGGAAACTTCCATGCCAAGAGCGGCTTGCCCTGTCGGAGTCAAAGCAAGCCTGCCTCGTGTATCACGAGTGTATCCCTCTTCCCCCACACGACTTTCTAGAATCGCTGCTTGTTCTTCACCTGTTTCTCCAAATGACACAAGCGCACGAATGCCAGACCCAGCACCAGTCTCGTAGTCAAAGCCTTCATCTCTGTCTGGTTTGCTTAAAGACTTAGCAATCGCTTCAAGATCTGGAGTTGCATAATAGTCTTGTGTACCTCCAGATAAAAATTGGCTTTTAATTCGCGCTGTTTCAGCAGCAGTAGGTTTGTCCCCAGCTATTTTTACGCGGACCATTCCATCATTTGTTTTTACTCTGATAATCCCCATGACGACCTACTGTGTTGCGTCAAAAAACGCGCCTTCTTCGTCTTCGCCTTCAGGCATTTGATTTTGACTTTGTGGAGGCGCACTAATTCCAGCGTACTGATTTAGAGTGGTAATGCCCATATTAACATCTTTTATGCCGTCAACGACGATAAGATCGTGAACCTCTTTAAGAGCAAGAGCCAAAGCATTTGGATCTTGAGTAAGCTTAACGCGACCAACGATACGTCCAACTCTTTCACGGTCAGCGTCAGAGATAGTCTTGCCAGCTTCACCAAGAATTCGTGGAGCTTCTTGTGCAGCTATAGATTCAAGAATGTAAATAACTTTATCTCTGTCAGTGGCTTGATCTGTAAGGTTAAGGCCAAAGGCATTACCGAATCCTACGACAGCATCGGCAATTTGCCCCGGCGCATCCACCTTCCCAGACTCTACTAAACTATATGCTGTTGCTAGTTTTTGACTTGTTTTATTTAGGCCGCTGGCCATGCGATCAAGCCGAGCCTTGTAAGTATCATACTCTTGTGGGTTAAAGTATCCCTGACCGGGGCGGTCTGGACCCTTGTAGTTAGCATCAACTCTTTGAACGCTAATCTGCAAATCATCAGGCGCATCTGTAAAGAGAGATATATTATCATAAGAACTTGCATATTTGTCGCCGTATTCAGGAGTTTTGAATACTTCTTTGGCTACACTTTCATATACGCTCATGGGAAGAATTTCGTATTGCTGCCCAAATTCTGTGTCTTTGTCGAGAGAATTTAGCTCGTATGAATTAAGACGAACCAATCTGCCTTTATCAAAGTTTTTAATAAATGATTGTTGATCTGCGCCACGAGGAACAATGTAGTAACCAGTTCTATTCATAGCTGCTGCTTGATCTTCTTTCTTGCGACCAAGCGCATACTCACCAGCTTTAGCGCGGATAGCACGAGCCTCTTTACGAGCGGCAGTAAGTTCAGGCAACGCCTTCTCGCCAGCTTCACCAACTGAACTTAGCATCGCGCCTACATCGAAACCCTTACCAGCTTTGTTCTGCATAAGAGCCAAGCCAAAGGCCATCAGCGCCGTGCTTTTGTCAGGCTGACCAGATACATCAAGGCCAGTAGCCTTCTGAAACTCTTCGATATATTGATCATATCCCTCTGGAGAAACACCCGGACGCGCACTTTTTAGGTACTCATCAAGCGCAGTCACAGTCGCCGCTTTTACAGGATCGTCTTCTGTGCCAGCCACCGGCTTTCCACCAGCCGCTGGGCCTTCATTGCGCGGATCTCCTCCAACACCACTGGTTCCACCAACGCCGCCTGTTCCGCCAGTACCGCCTGCTGCTTGTGCCTCTGCGGCTGCAAGAACTTCTTCTGTGCGCTGCCCACCAACGCGTTGTGCGTCAGCAAGAATAGAGTTGGCAAAGTCTCTGTCGGCTTGCGATTCTACCTCTGCTGCATCTGAAAGAATCTGATCTCTATTTCTAGCACGACGCCCAGCTTCTATACTCTCCCTGCGTTCTGGGTTTGGCTTGTAGAAGCTACCTAATATGTCAGTAAATTCAGAAAAAGACTCTTGGCCTTTTGGAGTGATAATTCCAAGAACATTGTTATCTGACGGATCTATCGTACTGATAGAAAAAGGATCATCATCTATGGCTGTCATATCCAGCCCCAGCACTCCCCTTTGTACACCACTCTGCGCGGTGTCTAAATTAGGAAGGCCGGTAGAGGGAACTTGACTAATGCCAATGGAGCCGGGAACAGGAGACAAATCCGTAAGATTAAAGTCAGAAGGAAGAATTTGATTATTTTGATTTATTAATGCAGCAGCTTGGCCAATTCCATTTGTTTGCGGATTAACTCCAGCCCCAAGCAAGGATGAAGCGTTCTGACTACGGTCAAGAACAGAAAACGGACTTACTTGTCCAATTCCAGAACCTCTTGTTGGTCTAATCGCCATTACTTGCTCCCAGACTGAACGCCTTGAAGGGCAGAATACGCGCCAATTCCAGCCAAGAATGGATTGGTGTCTGGCGTGGTTGCGGACTTAAATGTGCTTGAAAGATTAGTGCTAGGCATACCCTTCAACAACTGCTGTCCAAGCTGCAAGCGCGTGAATGGCTCTTGCGTTTGTTGAAGCTGGTTTTGACGTTCAGCCTCCAAAATCTGAGTCTGATAATTGCGACCAACATTTCCAAGCTGTGAAAGCATGCCAAGGTCAGCGCGTCCAAGCTCTGAGCCTACACGGCCAATGTCAGCGGTTGTGCCAGCAAGCTGACCATATGCCTGACCAAGACCACCCATAAGCTGCGCTGCCTTCTGTGAGGCTGTCAGTGCGTCTTTATAGCCTCCTTGACGTAGCTGAGATGCTACCCGTGCCTGCCGATCCAGAACATTTCTACCTAATTCAGATTCGGCTATAGCCTGTCGAGATCCGCCAAATGCACCAGCACCAACAGCTTTAGCGCTCAAACCTTGTCTTTGGATATCACCCGCTCTAGCAATATCAGCCATAGTTTGGTCTATGACTTGCTGTTCATATGGATTCATGAACATTGATATTGAGCGAGTTGGGTCTGCCAACATACCAAGGCCGCCCGCTAATGCAGCAGCGCCCGCTCCTGTTTGGCCTCCTGCGCCACGAATAAAGGGCGCATATGCTCCAAACATCTGAGGAGCAAGCTCAAACGCTTTTTGCTGCAACGGGTCAAGGCCAGCAACTCTTTGTTGCGGCAGATTAATTGCTGAATCTAAAAGTCCGGGGGAGGTTTGCGTTTCGCCGTCAAACTCACCAAAAGCGGTGCCAAGCAACCGCTTTTCCAGTCCCTCAAGATAAGGCGCTAGGCGTTGTACCTGTTCTACAGTTTGTGTAGCCATTACGCCATCCTTTCAAACTGATCCATCATTGTATACATGTTCTTGATGCCTTTTTGCACATTACCTCCGCCAGCGCCCTCTACTGCGTCTTTGGTCATGACAAACTCACCAGCCATTAACAAAGCTGGCACATCATCTTTTGTTCCTGATCCTTCACTTGGATCAATACCACCATTACGTCGTGGATAATAGTCTGGAGCATCCGCAAGGCCACCATCTGCATAGCGAATACCACCAAGCTGGCCGCCTCCGTAGCCACCGCCAAACGGTCTAGACTCATATGACCCACGACCCGGACCATCTTCTTCATCTCCGCCAGCAAGAAGCTGTGCTACAAGACCAGCCGCCAGACCTTCGCCCATACGAGTGTTAAGAATTTTGAATAAAAGGTTGCCTTCATCTTCTCCAGCAAATTTTAATCCCCTGAGAAGCTCTCCACTCATTGTTAAATCTTTAGTAGCATTAGGCGCTTCTCCCCTGCCAAATACAGAGGCAATGCCTGTGGGGGCATTTGTGCTTGCTGGTGGTTGTGGGAATTGACTAGCTCTAGCAGCATCCATACTGCCTACGGTTGATGCGCTTGCTTGTTGTGCTGCATTTGCGCCCTGCATTGCTTCTTGTCCGGGGAACATAGCGCCGCCAACACCACCAAGGAGTGCGGAGCGCAGAGCATCTTTAGGTTTGCCACCAAATGCAAGAGAACCAATGCCAGAAACCAAGGCAGAACGTATCATAGGGTTTGATGCAATGGCCGCAGGCAAAAAACCGCTAACTGCGCCTCCAACAGCGGGACCAAGAACAACTGGCGCTGCTATCTTTATAATGTCTTTAAGATTCATTGCTCAATCCTTGTAACTAGAACAATTATACGCAAAAAAGCGTTTATGTCACGACTTTCACAGTTCCACTATCATTAAACAGTGCGCCAGTTTCCAATCCCGTTGCGCTGGTGGGAAGTTCAGTAAGCGTGATCCGTGTTCCGCGAAGCTCGCCCGGATTTCTTTCCTGCGCGATAAACAGTTCCAAAGCTCTTAATAAGTCAGACATATATTGCGGGCTATACTCCGCAGGAGCTTCGGGTAATCGCGGTGGTGCAATCTGATTTGATGACATTATCGTCTCCCATCAGGCCGCATATCAACACGCGGGCTACCCAGTTTCCACTTGGCACCTAGTGCCTCTGATTCGATACGCATCGCAAAAGATCTGCCTCGTGCCCTCAAATATAGCTGCTCTGTAAACTTTTCTACCGGAGATTCAGACGTTCGTATAGCCGCAGATGCCGCCGTGTTATCAAAACTAGCGCCGGGAAAGTTTCTGGCCTTGACAGTAAACGTGGCTTGCGGGCTGCTCAAATTTGTTGACCCAGTAAATGTCAGGTCAGGTATCACCTTGTTTATGTAAACAAAGCGGTCCCCATCTTCGATATCAAGAGCAGCAGACTCGATAAATGAGTTCATCGCTGAACCATCGTCATCATACCCTAACTCATGGTTATACAAATAAGATGATTCCGCAGCGATTGGATATTGCCGCACCCCACGGTCCAGCCAAGCACTTCTAGACATAGTGCCGAAATACCAGACTTTTTCACCGTAATTATACACAACATACCGGTCATTATCGCTGCTTGCCGCCGATGGGTAGAACCAAAATACTTCAGAAAACTCAGAGTTGACGCCCGCAATAACTTTAGCTGTCTGACTAAAGTTAAAGTCTAGGAACACTTTGTTTTTTACGGTGCATGGCAACTGTTGCGTTTGACCGGCATAGACGTAGAAATTGTCAATGCCCATCCAGAAGACAATGTCTTCAGTGGCTACCGCTGCATTTGGACCCATGATCGTAATGTTGGATGCAAGCTGTTGCAGACCAAAAGTAAACGGCGGGCCGATAAATCGCATAGAATTTAGAGCGGTATCTGTCCAGACAAGTATCTCTCGCTTTGTTTCGACGGCCTGTACAAAGGTAGAACCTGCACCAAGACGTATGTCACCGGCGGTGTTTGTGGCCGTAGGATACCAATCTATTGGGTCTTCTTGAGAAGAAAACCTAATCAATAGTGGGTCTTGTGTGCCGTTACCTTGCGCTGCGGTATTGCTTGAGTTCAGCCCGTCACAACCAAAGGCAATCACATGACGATCTTGATCAGACACCAAGATCTGTTTTGCAATCGTAGGCACACTTCGTTTTGTTCCAGAAATAGTGGACAGTTCAATCGCTCGTGTAGACAGGTTGTTTGTTCTGTCCCAGTAAAAAATATTACTGTCTCTGGCGTTGATCAGTAGGTCTTCGCCAAAGTTGTCATGCGACCAAAGCCTAATTTCAGTAGTCGTAGTCAAACCGTTAGGCTCCGCAGAACCCCAACCGCCACGTCCCCACGTCCCTGCACCCCAACCGGTGCCGCCGACGACAGAATCAAGACCCACATTGATCTGATATGCTGCAACGGTGTTGCTGCCGCCGTTACCAGAATCTGATCCACTTGCGGTGGCACTTGCCGTAATTTTATAGCTGTTTGCATCTACAATTTGCGTGATCTGATGCTCAACATTAAGAACCGCAGCGGTGATGTTGCCCCCTAGAGAGGCTGCGCTTGAAAAAGTAACAAAGTCATTCTCGACTGCGCCATGAGAGCTATCAGTTACAGTGATGACGGCACTGCCGTTGGTCGCAGCAAACGTCGCGTCACCTGCCCCTGTAGTAGAGCGAATAGGGGTGATATCTGAAAACGCCTGACCTTCTTCAATGTAATATTTAAGGTGAGTGCCAACGCCCAAGTAGTTAGAACCGTCAAGCGCGATCCAGTTGTGCAGCGCACGAGCAGAACCAAGATATGTGGCAGAGCTATATTTTTCCCACCCGCCTATCTTTTCAGGATAGCCAAAGCGAAACCTGATTTTATCGCAATCGCGCCAGCCGCCTTCGTTAGAGTACGAGGTGATCTCTTGGTTTACACCGGGTTTGAATTGTAGCTTTCTAAGCGGCATTAGTTGTCAGTCCCTGAAAAACCAGAAGTATCGAAGCTTCCCTCTCGGCGAGTTCCGTTAGCATCTTGCAGAACAGAACTTCTTTGACTGTTGCTGGTAGTCAATGTGGTTTGAGTATGACCGGGTTGAATGTACCTGTTATTAGCTACATCCATATTAGTGGGCTTGTTATTGGACCCAAACCAGTAATACATGGTTCCACTAACAACTTTTTTACCGATGCCAATGTCTCGTACATCTCTGCTATACGCGCCAACCTGACTGTTTTGATCTAAAGAACTTGTGTTCGTGTAATCAAAGCTGCTGCCAGAAAGAGGAAACATAGAAGAAATGTCTAAACTACCCGCGCCCGCGTTGGAATAGTCCATTTCATTATATGTCCACGACAACGTAAAAGTATTTCCACTGCGGGTCAGCTTAGAGTTAAAGCCACTGCCATAATCTGAGTGATAGATATCCGTGCCAGAGGCACCACCAAAACCACCAAGGTAGTTTATTTGAACTGACCCATCGCTTTGCAACGCAGAAACAAACTCCGCACGAGTGCCTGCGGTAAATGTGCCATTCCCTGTCACAACAATAGTTGTGGAGGTGTTGTTGTCTACGCCCTTTGACCCAACAGCATTAATGGTGCCGTTGTTGATAAGTTCCAAATCACCGCCGCTGTTAGAAGGATAGTCCAATGCTGTATCAAGCGCTGCGCTCACACTGAGCGTAACGCCATTGTTGACGGTAACACGTTTTTTGTAGTTTCCCGCATAGTCGTCACCAAATACAGTGGCGGCGCTTTGATCCGTCTGACTAGAAGAATAAACATACGCAAACGCACGTTCAGAACCGTAAAAGTTACTAAATGTGATTGCACCTGACGCAGGAATGTTTGGTGCTAAATCTGTGCCACTGTTGTTAGAAGCTTTGGATCGAACAATAGCATTGCCCCCGGCGGAGCCTTTATACAGACTTTGCAAATCAATAGAATCGCTACCGCCTACAAATTCAGCGCGGATATCGCTAAGAGATATAGCTCCAGAACTTGGCAATGCGCTCATTAGATAGATCCATATGCTGTCACGTTTCCTGTCACCTTCAAGTTTCCACTTGTATCAAGCTCCATCTTTGCAGTGCCTGAGTAGCTAATAATCAACTTGTTTGACGAAACAGTAAACGTCCAGTCGTTAGATGAGTTGTCTAGAGTAAACTGCCCGCCCTGAACGGTGCCCGTGCTTGTAATATTTGAAGAACCAGATGAAACCGCCCCGGTTACGGTAAGTGTGCCCGTAGTATTAATGTTACCAGTGCCAGTAATGTTGTTGGAATTCAGGTCAAGGTTGCCGCCAAGCTGCGGTGACGTATCGCCAACAACGTCGGAAGGCAACTGCCGAACTTGTGCGCCAGCACCCGCACCATCAGCATAAATCCAAGCTGCCGCTCCTGCCGCGATGGTCACATTACCCCCAGAACCTTGCGTAAAGATTACGCTCTGGCTGGTGGTGTTGTTCACAAGATACAGCTTGTCCTGATCATTTGGGCTGATCGTGACGGTGTTTGTTCCAGATGGCGAACCTGCAAGGATTAAGACTTTGTAGTGGCCGTCAGATAGAGAGCCATCACTGGTGGACAGCGTGTGTGTCGTGCCGGACAGCGTAATCGTACCAACACCGTTAAGCACACGGTCAATAATGTCAAAATTTGTGTTTGTGGTTGTGCCCCAAGTACCTGATTGTTCACCGGTGCCGGGTTTTTCAATGCCACTG